AATATCATACGCAATTTAGAGAAGAGTATCTACAATCAGTGCTCGATGGGACAGACGATGCAGAGTGATCTCCGAGTAGTCCCTCAAGAAGAGATTGATTTATTCAGAGAGCTTGTGAATGAGAATCGCTATGACTTCTGTAAGCTCGTGTACATCGTATTCCCATTTGGTCAGAAAGGTCATGAGCTTGAGTTTAAAAATCCCTACCCGTGGCAGATGGCTGAGTGGGCGAAACTCTCGAAACACTTAAGTGATCCGGCGACTCGCTATGAGACTTACAGACTTGCGGTATCGTCAGGTAACGGAGCTGCGAAGACAGCGTTTGGTGCCATGACTTTTTTCATGGTCATGTACACTCAGCAAGTGAAAGCGCGGATCACTGCCAATACTCAACCTCAGATGAAGTCGGTGATTTGGCCAGAGTATGACAATTGGTTTCGTCATGCCCGGTATCACGAGCATTTTTTCGAGAAGCTTGGTGAGTCAATTAAATCTAAGAACGAAGACCTTGCAAACGTGTGGCGGCTTGATGCGGTGACATGGAATGAGGCTTCGCCGGCGGCTTTCTCAGGTCTTCACAATAAAGATAAAGCGATCATGGTGATATTTGAGGAAGCGCCTGGTATTCCTGCTGTGGTGTGGAACTATGCCTCGGGTGCTTTGACCGACACTGATACGATAAAAATTATGTTAGCTTTCGGAAACTCAGATGATCCTGAAAGTAAATTCGAACAGAATATGATGTCGCCGCACTGGCACTCAAAACGGATCGACACTCGAACGATGACCCACGTTGACCCGAAACAAATTGCTGTGTGGCTTGAAGAGTGTGGCGGTAATGAGGACCATGATGAGTTCCGGGTTCGTGTACGCGGACTTCCGCGAAAGGCTGCGAAGGACTCGATCATTTCTCAGGAGGCTGTGTCGACAGCTTTGAGGCGAGCAGACACTTTCGATATCGCTACGGTGAGGAATTTACCCGTGATCCTTACTTGCGATCCGGCCTGGACCGGCGGAGATGAGACGACGATTTGGTATCGTCAAGGTCACTATGCCAGAATGCTTGAGAAATTTCGTTTGGATAAAACCAAGGGCGAAGATCACATGAAGACTTATTTAAAACTCTGCGAATGGGAGAATACTCTCCATGCCGATGCGGTGTTTATTGACCAAGGTGAAGGTACAGCGATTAAAACTCTGGCGAACAATGCCGGGAAAAACTGGGAGCTTGTAGCGTTCTCCAATAGCCCCAATGATACGCTTGACCCCAAGGACTCAGAATACGCCAATATCCGGGCACAAATGTACTACGAGGCCAATAAGTGGCTTATGGAGAGTGCTGTGCTCGATGCACGGGAACCTGAATGGAAAGATGAGATCGCCAAGCAATTGTGCTGGACCAAAGGCGCGAGACACAAAGTCACAGGCAAAAAATTGTGCGAGGCCAAGACAGATATCAAAACTCGTGTTGGACAATCACCCGACGTTGCTGACGGCTTTGTATTGGCTTTTGCGCGAAAGGTCCGTGATCGCTTGGAAGAGAACGACATCTCCATGCAAAGCTTTAAAATGACTGGCGCAAACCCTTATAAGATGCCTGAACATCAGATGAGTTATGAGAATATTATTGACGGCGATTACAAGGATTTGTATGGATGATTCATGAAGCCTATATGAAGGCTGCTTCTAATATTAATTGACTTACATGTCCACTTAAGGAAATTATAAGATATGAAACCTAGCCTTCTTGCGTACTGCGTTAAAGAAAAATATTGTTATGATACGCATGAGGACGAGCATGGCTTTTTTTGCTACAGTTCTGATGGTTCTTTTATGATCCGTGAGTTCTATATCAAGCCTGAGTCAAGGCCAAGTATTAAAATTTTCCTAGATTATTCGAAAATTATGGATCAAGCTGCTAGAGATAAGGGATTCAGTGAGGTCTATATTTCTATTTTTATGGGCGCAAAAAACAATCTCAGAGAGAATACTTTAGCTTTGGCTTTGCGTTGTGGCTTCAAATTGGATCGTCTTGGACCTGAACATATCTATCTGAAGCGGGGTTGCTGACATGTGTGATTTTGGTGGTAGCACAAGTGGTGGAGATTCATCACCAGGTCTCACTACAGGTTATACTGGATTCGCTAATGCTTTAGCCAACCTCGGTCAACAAATTGTTAACGGTGGTCAAGATATCACAGGTCAAACTGCTGCGAATCAAGCTGCGAATGCGGCAGCAGCCAATCAAGCATCTATTGTTGCTCAGAACCAAGATCAATTACAGAGGACTGAAGCTACAGCATCAAATGCTGCGACTGCATTTCGCACAACTGCAGATGAACAATCAGGAAATCCTTTAGGGTTTAATAGTTCTTCTAAATCTAATTCACTCGGAATTGCAGCGGCGAGTACTGCCCCATCAGGTACTCCATCGACAAACGTATTGGGGTTATAGATGAAATTATCTGGAACAGAACCAAGACTGACAGCGCTCGCAACTACTTCGACTCTCATTGAGCGCAAGTGGTCCAAGCAGCACTGCGAATATTTGCGTATCCAATGTAAACAAAGATTCAATAAAGTGATTTCGACATGGGTTGATTCAGGTATGTGGGCTCTCCCACATCGCACAAGATTTTTGCTAAATTATACTGAAGGTCAACGTATCAACAATCATATTGTCGATACGACTCACATCACAGCTTTGCGATCTTACGTTGCGGGATTCCTCGAAGGTAATACATCAGCATCGCGACCATGGTATCGAATTCAACATGCTGATCCTTATAAGAATCAAGACCCAAAAAATAAAGAATGGCTCGACACCTTTACTCGAAGAACTTTAATCGCTCTTAACAACAGCAATTTTTACTATGCTGCAGGGGAGTTCTATTATGATTTCGGAGTATTTAATACGGGCGCACACTATGTTGATGAACTTAAGGACGGACTTCATTTCCATAACCTCGCCCCCGGTGGCTATTTTGTTCTCAATAATAACATTGGTGTTGCTGATGTTATGGTGCGAGAGTTTGTTTTAACTGTAAAAGCGCTCGTCGATACTTATGGAACTAAAACTCCAACAGGTGATTGGGATTGGTCAAACTTCTCAATGCGAGTGAAGAAGCTTTACACTGATGGAAACTACTCACAAAAAGTAAATGTTGTTCACATCATCATGCCGAATCAACACTTTGATCCGACTCAACCTCAAGCGATGATGAACAAACAATGGGTTTCTCTCACTTACGAATTAGGTGGATCTTCAGGCCAATATTATGAGGATGGCCAAGAGTTCGGAGTTATGGGACCAGACCCCAATGAACTTCAGGTATTCTTGAAGAAATCGGCTTCACGGAGGAAGCCATTCATCGTAGGACGATCTTCATCTACCGAAAATTTCGAGTATGGTGAAAAGGGTCCTACACTTGATGCTTTGGGATTAATCAAATCACTCAATAAGAAAGCGATTGGAAAAGATATCGCTTTAGATCAAATGATCAAGCCAGCGGTACAGGGTCCTGCCCATTTAAGAAAATCCTATATCACAACTGCGCCAAATTCATTTGTTCCTATGGACCCTCAAGGAATGAAAGACGGTGGACTCAAACCGATATTCCAAATTAATCCCGCCATTCAGTTTTTGGTTGGAGATGTGGAAGATTTGAGAAAACAAGTCTCCAAACATTATTTTGAAGATTATTTGACATATCTTTCAATGAATCCAAAGACTCGAACTGCAACAGAAGCAAACGCGGTTGTCAAAGAGCAACAGCTTATTATCGGACCAATGCTTCAAAGTTTGAATTGGACTTACAATAATCCGGTTGTTGAATTCGTGATGGATTATGTTCTTCATGAAGATCCTTATTTGCCACCAGCTCCAAAAGGTCTGCAAGGCGAATTTTTGCGAACAGAATACATTTCAGTATTCGCTCAGGCTCAAAAATCCGCAGATATTCCAAATATTAATCAGTATGTTCAGGCTGTTCAAGGGCTTGCCGAATGGGACCCTAAAGCCATCGACAAATTTAATGTGGACAAATACTTGGATTTGCTCGAAGATAGGCTTTATTTACCTGCGGGTCTAAATAACCCTCAGACTAAAACTGATGCTATTAGGGCCCAGGCTATGGCGATGCAGCAAAGACAGCAGGCAATCAATGAACACTTGCCAGCGATTGCGGGAGCTGCCAAAGATGTAGCTGCGGCACACGCGACATTGCAAGGTGCGAAACCAGGATAATGACAATAAATTTAAACGAAAGGGTTTAAAATGAAAAACATAATGATGATCGTAACGCTTCTCTTCGGTATCCAAGCCTTTGCTGGTTTTGGAGCTTATCAAAACACGACCAATCTTGGTCTATTCCAGTACATCACATGCGGCTCTGGCCTCACTTGTACGAAGTTCGGTAGTCAATTGCAGATGGTTGCAGGTCCAACATTGAGCACATCAAGCTTTACGAATTTCCACGGATTCTTAGGTGGTGGTTCTCCTGTAACTGGAGATGCAACTCACGTTTATTTGACTCAAGTTTCAATTCCTTTTAGTACTATTTTACACGGAATTGCGATTGAGAATGGTGCAACTGTAGGAACAAACAAATATGTTGTCGCACTTTATAATGCAAGTGGTGTTGCTGTAGCAAATTCTGCGCTCGCGGGCGTACTCACAGCAGGCGCGGGCAACTATCAACAAATTCCTTTCACAGCGCCGGTTTCGATTGTTGCCGGAGTTTATTGGATGGCTATGACAATCAACGGTACGACTGATACTTATCAAGCTGTTCCAGGTGTCGATATAGGATTTGGTTTGGCTGGTGAAGTTGGTGGACAAGTTTTCGGTACTGTTGGAAGTCCAATCGTATTGCCAACAGTTTTCGCCGCCGATCAAGGACCTGTTGCTTACACATTCTAATGTCGCAACAATCAGAAG